GAGCGTCTCGAATCTGGACAAGAGATGCCCTCTGATCTTTTTAAAACTTACGCGGGTAACAGTACAAAAATAACAAGGAGAAAATAGAAACATGGAAAACAATGTAACTACAAGAAAAGAAGGAGGATTGCCATCAAACGCTTTGTATGAAGGTGATGCTCATGCAGGTTTTGAGAATGTAAAGACAACTAGTTTGGCTTTACCTATATTAAAACTATTGCAAAATGGCTCTGGAGAAGCACAGAAACGTAATCAAAATTATGTTGAAGGTGCAGAACCAGGAATGCTTTTAAATACAGTTACTAAAAAACTGTATGATGGAGCAAAAGGTATAGAAGTTATACCTTGTCATTATAAATTGGAGTACCAAGAGTGGGCAGACTTCGGAACTGGATCAGGTAGACCTGAAAACATTTACGATGCTAATTCTGACATACTTTCAAAAACAAAAAATGAAATGGGAAAAGATAGATTAGATAATGGAAACTATATCTTAACTGTTGGACAACATTTTGTTTTAGTCTGTGATGGTATTTCTACAGAGAATGCTTTAATATCTATGAGTTCATCTCAAGGTAAAGTAAGCAGAAAATGGAACTCAATGATGATGTCCATTACTCTTGATGGAAAAGAAGGCCCATATACACCGCCGTCTTTTAGCCACAAATATAAACTAACATCTGTTTTAAACTCAGGCAAAGGTAATCAATGGTATGGTTACAATGTCGTTAAGGTTGGACCTGTAGAAGATCCAGCTTTATATGAGCGAGCTAAAAAGTTTTACACTAGTTTAGCTAGCAAATAGTGTGAATAGTAGGCGGCCGATGGAGACGTAGGCCGCCTATGCCACAGAGAGCAATATGACAGATAACGTAAAAATTTTTAAAAATATATTTGAAGGACTAGATTGTGCTTACGGGCAAACCGTAAAAACAGATCAGTTTGATGAAAGAGGAAAACACAAAACTAAATCCTATACAGTAAGTAAGGTACCAGTACTTAAAATATGGGAAGAGCATTTAAAGGGAACTGATCCTGGTCTAGGAATTGTTCCAATCAACAAAGAAAACAAATGTAAATGGGGCTGTATAGATATAGACACATATCCTTTTGATTATAAAAATTTCCTAAATAAATTAAAATCAAAAAATATTCCAGTGATTCTTTTTAGATCTAAGTCTGGAGGAGGACACGCATGTTTATTTACAAATGATTTTGTCCCAGCAGTTATAATGAGATCTAAACTTAAATTAATAGCTTCAGCATTAGGATTTGCAAAAGCAGAAATATTTCCGAAGCAAGATTACATAAGAGTCGATAGAGGAGACACAGGAAGTTTTTTAAACTTACCTTATCATGGTGGAGATAGAACTATGAGATTTGCATATGATGAAAAAGGAGAAGCTTTAAAACTACAAGATTTTTTTGAAGTATATAAAGAAAAAGCATTATCTCTAGAAGATTTAAAAAAATTAAAAATAGCAAACGATAAAAATGGGGATGAGTTTTTTAAAGGCATGCCCCCATGTTTAGTAACTTTACTAAGTGATGGTGTTCCAAATGGTCAAAGAAATAGCTGTATGTACAATGTGGGAGTTTATTTAAAGAAAAGATATTCTGAAAAAGACGAATGGCAAAGTCATATGTTTACATATAATAAAAAATTTATGGAACCACCTTTAGATGTTGGAGAAATAAATACTTTAATTGAATCTTTAGATGGTAAAGATTACAGATATAAGTGTAAAGATGAACCTATTCACAGTTTTTGTGATTCTAAAACATGCGCTGCAAGAGAATTTGGAGTAGGAGACGATGGACCAATACCAGAAATAACTCAAATAAGAAGGTATGATTCTGATCCACCTATTTATTTTGCACAATTAGATGGAAATACAGTAGAAGTAGACGACGCAACACTACATGACCCAGAAAAATTTTCACTAGCTTGTATGAATCAAATAGGAATGCCTATGATGCCGGTTCCTAAACATGCATGGAGAAAATTATTGATTAAATTATTTAAAAAAGCATTAGAACCTATTTCTGCACCAGAGTCTTCTAGATTAGAAGTTCAATTAACAGAAATATTGGCTGACTATATTAACAAAGCTCCAGGGAAAGAATTAAACGATGTATTGCGAGGTATTGCTTATACCGATAAAGAAGGAGAGACTTTTTTTCAATTTAAATCTTTTTGGAGATATTTATTAAAAACAAAATCTTGGCCTGAAAAAACTTATCCTAAACAAAAAACATTAAGACTTTTACAAATAATGTTTGAAGTAAAAGAAAAATACAAACAGATAGACAGTAAAACAGTTAGAACGTTAGAAATGGAAACAATTAAATTAGAAAAACCGAATCCAAGAAAATTAAAAGTAGAAGACGAACCATGGCATTAAGAACAATAATACCTGGGCCACCTGGAACAGGTAAAACCTATAGATTAGTAAATCATTATTTAGCTAAAGAAATCAATGATTTACACACCAACCCTAAAAAAATAGTTTATGTTACATTTAGTAATGCTGCAGCAGATGAAGCTTGTGAAAGAATAAAACATCCTTTGCTCTATATATCCACCTTGCATCATTTAGGCACAAGAGAATGTAACATCGATACTACAACTCAATTACTAAAAGATAGAAAATGGAAACAATTTACAAGTCAATCACAAATTTGTAAAGGGATGAGGTTTGAAACCAGAAAAGATAGTTATGGAAATACAATACATCAAAATCCTCATATGAGAATTATAACCTATGCACGTTCTAAAAAAATTGATTTAATGGAAGCTGCGCTACAATTAGATTTACATCATTCTGTTGATCTATGGTTAACAGAACAGATCGACGAAGATTTACAATCATATAAACAACAAACTGGAATGAAAGAATTTTCAGATATGATTTCTGATTTCGTCGAGGAAGATAAGCGTCTTGCTCTCGATGCCGTCTTCCTTGACGAAGCCCAAGATCTAAGCCCTTTGCAATGGGACATGTTTTTTCACATTGAAAAACAATGTAAACGATCATACATTGCAGGGGATGACGATCAAACTATTTATGGGTTTCAAGGAGCAGATCCAAGTATATTTATAAATTTAAAGCACAATACCGGAGAGTCTTTTATTTTTGACAATCAAATAAAATCGCACCGTGTACCAAGAAAAGTACACGCTAAAGCTTTAGAAATTTTAAAACAAATAAATGAACGATTAGACAAGCCTTGGGAAGCGAGAGACGAGGAAGGAACCTATAAAGAAAATTGTTTATTGACTGATTTTGATTTTAAAAAAGATGAATGGATGATTCTTGCTCAAACAAATGCACAATTAAAAGAACCAGCGCAATTCTTAAATGATTTAAACTTAAGATATAAAGGTGGACAGAATGAATTACTACCTGCAGACTTATTAACAGCGTATAGAATCTGGACCAGGTTAAATGAAGGTGCAAGTGTATCAGGAGAAGAAGCACAACATGTAATTAAAAATTTTTTAAGAAAAAAACAAATAAAATATGGTTTTGGAGAAGGAAAATTACTAGATAAAGTTTTTACTGTGACATTAGAGGAACTACAAAAAGATCACGGGCTGCTAGTGGCGGGCAGCTGGGAACATCTTCATATGTCAGATGAACAAAAAAATTACATCAAACTTTTGTTAAAAAACGGCGACAATCTTACCACAGATTCAAAGATAGAGCTATCAACAATTCATGGAGCTAAAGGAAGAGAATGTAAAAATGTTATTTTATATATAGATTTTGGTTCTGAAGATGAAAATAATTTTTTAGCGACAGAGGCAGATAAGGACCCAGATAAAATTCATAGATTATTTTTTGTTGGAGTAACGAGAGCAAAACAAAATTTATATATTATGGAGAGCACACAAACTAACTTTTATAACATAGGATACCCAATAGTATGAACATAACCCCTGAAAGTGATTTTGTTTTTTTAGCGCTACTGACATTTTATTTTGGAATTAAACTTTATTTGGCATACGCATTATGAGCAAAGTTTGGGACAAACAACACGGTGGTTCACACTACCAAAAATTTAAAATTCAACCAAGTAAATTTGTGGTAGAAAACGAATTGCTTTTTCCAGAAGGATGCGCTATAAAATATATCTGTCGTCATAGATTGAAAGGAAAAAAGGAAGATATTTTGAAAGCTATCCATTTTTTAGAAATGATTATTGAAAGGGATTATTCAGATGATGTATAAACCACTGCCGGACAATTTAATAATTCGATCTTCAAACATTAATGGGCAAGGATTATTTGCTAAACAAAATATTCCTGCGCGAGAAAATTTAGGAATAACTCATATAAAATTAGAAGAAAAAATTATTCGAACTCCTCTTGGAGGCTTTATTAATCATTCGGAGAACCCAAATTGTGTTAAAACTCCCACTTTAGTAACTAATACTAAAAACCATAATTACAAACAATGGAACTTATTTACAATTAAAGATATTAAAAAAGGAGAAGAGCTAACACTTACATATAGCTTCTATGCAGTATGATGTTTAATGCAGCCACAGAATGGGTAAGCCCAGAGACCTTCCCAGATTTAAAAGAATATAAATATATAGCAATCGACCTAGAGACAAGAGACCCTAATTTAAAATCAAAAGGATCCGGTGCTTTAGTAAATGAAGGAGAAATAATAGGTGTTGCTGTGGCTGTTGAAGGATGGTCGGGATATTTTCCAATTGCTCACAGAGAAGGGAATTTACCTAAACAAAAAGTCTTAGATTGGCTTCAAGAAATATGTAGTTTCCCATCAATTAAATTATTCCATAATGCTATGTATGATGTGTGTTGGCTAAAAGCATATAATATTCAAGTAAATGGCCACATTATAGACACTATGGTTATGGCAGCACTAGTAGATGAAAATAGATATTCATATTCTTTAAACAACCTTTGCTATGACTATTTAGGAGAAGTTAAAGATGAAAGTCTTTTAACTGCCGCGGCTGAAAAAGCAGGGGCTGATCCTAAAGCTGAAATGTATAAACTTCCAGCGATGTATGTTGGGAACTATGCAGAAAAAGATGCTGAACTAACTTTAAAATTATTTAAACACCTATCCTTAGAAATTAGAAAAGATAATTTAACTGAAGTATTTGATTTAGAGACTAGATTGTTTCCGTGTTTAATTGAAATGAAAGTTAAAGGCGTTCGAGTAGATGTTGAAAGGGCGCACTTATTAAAGTCCAAATTATCAGAAAAAGAAAAGCGGTTATTGTTAAAAGTAAAAAAAGAAACAGGAGAAGATGTCCAAATATGGGCAGCAAGATCGATTGGTAAAGTATTTGATAAGCTTTCCCTGCCTTATAGCAGAACTTCAAAAACACAAGCACCTTCCTTTACTAAAAATTTTTTACAAATGCATAAGCACCCATTGGTTCAAGATATAGCAGAAGCTAGAGAAATAAACAAGGCACATACTACATTTATTGACACAATTATTAAATATCAATATAGGGGCAGAATACATGCAGACATTAATCCGGTAAGAGGTGAAAAAGGGGGAACAGTAACTGGAAGATTTTCTTATTCGAATCCTAACCTCCAGCAGGTCCCAGCGAGGAATAAAGATTTGGGTCCTTTAATTAGATCACTATTTCTACCAGAAAGAAATCATACCTGGGGATGTTTTGACTACTCACAACAAGAACCAAGATTAGTAGTTCACTATGCAGCAGCTAGTCCTAAACTTAGAGAGGATGAAGAAGTTAAAAGTATTGTAGAAAGATTTAAAAATAATGATGTAGACTTCCACCAAACTGTAGCAGATATGGCGGGCATAGAAAGAATCCAAGCTAAAACTATTAACTTAGGATTGTTTTATGGAATGGGCAAAGCTAAACTCCAGGCGGAGTTAGGTTTAAGCACTAAAGAAGAGGCAGAAAAATTATTTGAAAAATATCATAGTCGTGTACCTTTTGTAAAAGATTTAATGAACAATACATCAAAAGATTCACAGAGAAGGGGATATATTACAACTTTGTTGGGTAGAAAATGTAGGTTTGACACATGGGAGGAAGCTGTATTTAATCCTGGGAAACTTACAAGTCCTATGACAAAAGCAGAAGCAGAAGCAGAATCTTTATTAAACCAAGCTGAAGAAGTAAGAAAGAGAAATAAATACAAACTCGAACTAAAGGAAAAAACCGAAGAAGAAGTAGAGGAAGAGATAAAACAACTCAGACCTAAAATCAGAAGAGCATTTACATACAAAGCTTTAAATAAATTAATCCAAGGATCAGCGGCGGACATGACAAAAAAAGCAATGTTGAATTTATATGAAGAAAAAATTATACCACATATACAAATCCATGATGAATTAGATATATCCATAGAGTCTAAAGAACATGCAAATAAAATCATTGATATTATGCAGAATGCTGTTAAGCTAAAAGTCCCTAATAAAGTAGATTATGAATCTGGAGAAAATTGGGGAGATATTTACGACTAACCAGGGAGGAAAATATGGAAAAAGTAAAACAACACGCTAAAAGAATATGGGGACTAGCGAAGGCTAATAAAAAAGCTACGATTGTAGTTGTAGTCGCTATTATTATAATATACGAACTAGCAACTAAATAATTTATGATAAATGGCCTACCTAAATGTCAATACACCTGCGACTTATGCGCAGATCAGGAGAGAATATCTCTATGATCTTAAAGAACATCATGGAGAAGTTGAAGACTGTATTATATTTGGTTTGGCATCTATTACTGGACGTCCCATCCTATTTCATACAATTATGGAAAACGGTGCGGTATTCTACCGCCTACCAATCTCTGCTTTCATTCAGCCAGGGTTTAGGCCGGAAGAAGTTCCTAAATGTAGACTTGACGAGTTGGAGCTGTGGAACTGTTTTAGTTACTATCCTACTGTTACTTCTTTTGATATCCTAGACGCACAATCAGGTAAATACTGGGGAAAAGATAAAAAATGGCACCCAGGAAAATATTTATTTACTGTTGACTGGGCTCATCCAGAGAGTAATATAGTAGATACAGATCATTCTGAAATTTCGCACGAACATAAGTGCGCACATATATTGGCATTAGATAATGGCAATTATGCAGCTCAACCAAACAATAGAATTATATGGAATATTCCTTCATTTACAGTGAAGGATGAAGTTCCTTGGGATTGGAAGGTTCAGACTTCAGATTGGAATGTAGAAGATAAAAGTAAATGGAGAACAGAAGATTCAGATAAATTCTTTTATAATATTGAGGAGAAAAAAAATGATTAAAAGATTATGGAAAAAATTTGTTAATTGGCTTTTTGAATGGCAGAAAAAAGATGAATAAATGTAAAAAATGTCACCACGATTGTCACTGTAAAAGTGAATTACATGCAGATGTGTATGGAACTTGTCCATGTGAACATTGTAATTGTGAAAAAGGTCAGGCAGAAGATTTATCTTATGAAAATAATGGTGGACTCGTAATAGATGACACAGGAGAATGTGAATCGTGTCAATAGGGGGTAGTATGAACTACTATTTTACAGGTATATTAATTATATTAGTATGTTTATTAACTTTATGTGGACCAGCTCAAGCAGACTCTACG